CGAGACGTCGACCGGCCCATAGCCCCAGATCATGACGAAGCGCAGGAATTGATCGTTCCCGACGATCTCGGTGTAAGGTGCCGCGCCGTAAGGCGGGACCATGCGGTGCGTCCCGAGGACGACGGGCACGGTCTGGAAGGGCGTAAGGCTGTTGCGCGCCGCGCTGATCGCGTAGGTCGGGCTCTCGGACCGGTTCTGCACCGGGCGCGGCCCGAAGAGCGCCGAGGCGGCGTAGGTGATCGCCATCGAGATCGCAGCACCGGCGACCGAGGCGGCGAACGTCCCGGCCGTGAGCCCGATCGCCGTCGTGATCGTTGGAGCGGCTGCGGTGGCGAGGATCGAGATGATCGAGACCGGATCCTGCGGAACGACGCGCAGGTAAACCGACGCGCCCGACTTCGGGCGGACCTTCGACCAGAGCTCTGGCTCGATGTAGTCCCCGCCGAGGAAGGCGCTAATATGATCGCGCTCGAGCTCGTCCGGGACGAGCGCCGAGATCAGATCCGCGAGCGTGCCCACCGGCGCGATCCGGACGACGAGCCGGTCGCCCTGCGCGAGCGGGTTGAGGACGAGCGTGACCTCGATGTATTCGGCGAGCGCGCTCTCGGTGTATGGGGTGAGATCATTCAAGGCGATAAGCTCCGATCACGCGCTGCAAGAAACGGTTGTCCCCCTTATAGCGCGAAATGCACGAGCCGACGACCTCTTCTGCATGAAGCACCAAGCCGGGCTCGGTGACGATCCCGCAGTGCGTCGGACGCCGCTTGCCCCGGTGCATCCCCCACATATGCAGGACGTCCCCGGAGCGCGCCTCCTCGATCGGGATCGAGACGCCGGTCGAGGCGAAGTCGGCCACGGTCTCCGCGCCGCCCTCGATCTGCGTCTCGAGCTCGTTGTGGCGCGGGAGCCGGATCCCGAAGACCTCGCTGTAGACCATGCAAACGAGCCCCCAGCACGACGCGCCCTCGCGCGTCGATCCGTTCCATGCGAACGGGATCCCGACGTAGTTGTTCCACCAGTTAGAAGATGCCGGGGAACGTAGAAGGCGAGAAGGTTGCACTTGGGAAGGGCTCCGTGAGGAAGTTGTCGATCGTGAGGTCGATGTCCATCGCGTCGGCGTTATAGCTTACCGAAGCGGCCACCAGCCCGGAGATGCTTTGCAAGATCACGGTCGGCGCGCTCGCCTCGATGACCTTGAGCGAAAAGACGACGCGCTCGCGCTGCCCGGCGAGCGTCCGCAGGATGTTGAGCTCGCTCGTGACATGCGAGAGTGTGAGCCGCGCCCGCACTTGCAGCTCGGGATCGTCGGGCGGGAGCGTGACCGCGAACGGGAAGGCGATATAGGTGTTCGCGCCGGAGACGACGTTCTCGGTATTGTTGACGAGGTAGAACGTCGAGACCGCGCTGTGCGAGATCTCGAGCAGCACCAAGAAGACGTTGGTCGTCGTCTGGGAGTTGACGGCCGTGATGACCGATGTCGGGAGCGTGCGCGGCATTAGGGGAGCACCTCGAGCGCGAGATCGACGCGCCACTGAGCCGTCCCGGCCGTGCCCCCGCCTGCGACCGCCGAGAGCGTCGGAGGCTGCACGAAGCGCACCGAGGCGGTCGAGAAGTCCGAGGGGTCGATGAAGTCGAAGGCGTCGGTCCCCTCCGAGAGCGTCGTCTTGTAGAAGGTCTCGAACGTCGCGCGCTCGGTGCCGGTGAAGAGCATCGTCCCGGACAAGAAGCGCGAGGTCGCGGTGAACCGCTTGCGCTGCTTATAGGGTCCGGTCTCGGTCTGCGAGCGGATGAAGCCTTGCTGCCGCGTGTCCTGCACGCCGAGCTCGAAGTATTGCGGAAGCGTCCCCGGCCATGTCGGCATGATTTAGCCCCTTTGCTGCAAGCGGTTGCCGAGCCCGAACGTCGTCCGGATCGCCCGGTAGGTCGGCCCGCCGGAGGTGATGTCCTGCGCGATCGCGCGCCCGATCTCGACGACGATGTTCCCGGCGCTGTCGGTCGAGGCGGTCGCCTCCTGCCCGCTGTAATTGTTGATTGTGACCTTCGGCGCGCTGTTGCCGTTCGCTGCGGCCACGCCGAGCTTCCCGTCCGCGCCGCGCGAGAGCGGCATGATCGCTTCGGGTCCGGCCTCCCCCATGAGCCCGATCCCGTTGGCAAACGGGAAGACCGTCGGCCCGCCGACGACACCGCCGTTCGCGAAGGCGGTCACGCCGGATTGATTGAAGACGTTGCCGTTCGCCGAGAAGATCCCCTTGATCCCTTCGGCGATCGGTCCGGCGAACTGTTGCGCGAAGAGATCCTGCGCGACCTTGGCGAGGACGTTCGAGGCGAAGCTGAGAAGCGCGTCGCCCAGATCCGCCGTGCCCTTGAGAACCGAGGCGAAGGCGCTGTTGAGCTCGTTCTCGACGGTGCTCGCCACGCTCGCCACGAGCTTCGTGAACGGGTCGAACTTAGCGTTCAGATCCTCGATCGCGCGGGTGTAGACCTCGCCGCTGATCGCGCCGGTGCGGTAGAGCGTCTCGATCTTTTCCTGCTCGGCCGCGAACCGCTCGGCCTCGGTGCGCGTGCTCTCGTAGAGCCGCGCGGCCTCCTTCTCGACGTCGCTGATCGTCTTCGCGCCGCCCTTGAGCGTCTCAAGAAATTTTCTGGTGTCCGCGTCGATCTGCGCTGCGGCTGCACTGTTCTCGATCGTGCCCCCGCGCAGGCTGTTGATGTAACGCGCCACCGGATCCGGTAGATCGCCTTGGCGAACAACCGGGTTTCTAACTTCTGCAAGGGCGCGCGCTTCACCTACAGGATCTCCTGCGAACCGCTGCCGGATCTCGGCCTCGCGCCGTGCGTTCAGTGCGTTCTGAGATGCGGAGAGCGCGTTCGAGGCGGCTCGACTAAGCTCGTCAGCCATCCTCGCGGCTTCGTCAGCCCCGCCCGCTAGTGCACCTTTGAGCTCCATCCCGAGCTGCCCCGAGCGAACCAGCTCCTCGACGAGGTTGAGGGCTTCGTCCGTCGAGAGCTTTAGCCCTCCGGTGACTTCTTCGATCGCTCGAACAAGAGCTTGCGTCGCATCCAAGCGCGCGCCGTCTGTCTCTGCGTCCCGCACGGCGATGAGTTGGAACAAGAGCTTCGAGGCTGCGTCCTCGGAGACTTGGAACATCATCGCGATATTATTCAGCCCGCGACGGTATTCGAGGAGCGGCTCGAGGCTCTCGTCGAGCGCCTGCTTGCGCCGGATATACGCTTCTTCTTGCTCGCCGGTGAGTTGAAGCTCGCCTCGAGCGATCTTCTCGCCCATCTCGGCAAGCGCGATCCGCTCTTGGTTGACCTTGTTGAGCGCGATCGCGTTGGCGATCGCCGTCTCGATCGTCTGGTTCTCGAGACCAGATCCGAGGACGTCGATGATCGACGACGAAGCAGCCCGGAACGCGCGCTCTGCTTCGATCTGTAGGATCTGCCGCTGCACTTCGAGAAGCTCGCGCGCTTCTGCGGCCTGCGAGCCATACTTCTCGGCGAGCTCGGATGATGTCGCCTCTTTTCGGACGGAGTTGAGCCGAGAGATCGCGTCCTCGAGCTCGTCGATGCTCTCCTTGAAGGTTTTAGCATTAGTCGATGCACCGAGCATCGCGCCGCCAATGGCGAGGATTGAGCCGACCGCTAGACCTACGACCGCGCCGAGCGCGCCAAAGCCCCCGAGGAGCTGCGGGAGCTGCTGTCCGAGCACGCGCGAAGCCGGAACGCCCATCTCCATCTGAACGATGATGTCTTGAAGCTGGAAGCTCGCGTTCTGGATGCCGCTCGCGTTCTGTTGGAACGCGCCTCCGAGCCCCGTCATCCCTCGGCCGAGCGCCGTCGTCGAAGACGCGGCGTTGGCCTGCGACGCCGCGAATTGATTGGTGGCCCCCTGCGTCCGACGAAGCTGATCCTCGAGCTGGTCAGCCGCACCGGCCGCGCTCTTCGTCGCGCTTGTGAACTGCCCAAGACTGTTTCGAGCGCGCTCTGCGCCCCTAGTCTCAATCTCGACGCCAAGCGATACTATGTCTGCCACTTTTTCGCCCTCTCATTGTGCCACAGAGCATCGAGTTCAGAGATCGCATCGACCTCGTGAGGCGTGAAGATCCGCCCGGTGAGGTGACTATACGCCAAGACCTCCGAAAAGGCTATCGGCGCGTCGGCCTGCCGCGCGCTGTGAAGGCGCATGAACGTCGCCCAGAACTCGCTGGTCGTCTCGGGCAAGGGCGGGACGTCGAGCTCGTGCGGCCGGATCCCGGTCGTCTTCTCGACGTGCTCGTAGTGCTTTCGCAGCGAGATCCCGTCCTTGTCCTTCTGCGAGAGCCGGAAGACGCCCTCGGCGTGCTTTAGAAGCTCGCCGAGGTCTCGCCGAAAAAATTTGCGCGGGTCGATGCGGCCGAGAAGATGTCATCGCGCAGCCACGCCGGGAACTTGGGATAGATCTCGGCGGCGTCTTTCACGTCCGGGCGCTCGCCCCCGGCGGTGATCGCCCAGCGCGCCGTGATCCGGCCGAGGAACGCGATGAGCTTCTCGGTCGGATCCTCGAGCCCGAGGCGTGCCACCTCGGCGAGTGCGTTCCGATACTGCTTGGTGTCCGCCCCGTAGATCTCGACCCACTGGGGAGACCCGTCCGCGTTCGGGACGGGCTCCTTCGTGATGGGGTGCAAGATCTGATAGGTGTAGGTGTCGCGGAAGGTGAGGTCGTAGAGGTCCATCAGAAGCCCTTTTATGAGGTCGTGCGGGTGATCCTGAGCTGCGTGCCGGTCGAGCTGTCGCGCAGCGCGACGAACGGGACCGTCATAAGGCGCGAGCCCGCGCCCCCGACCGGGACGGCCGCGCCGTTGATCTTGATCCGAGGCATGAGGAGCGTGTAGTTCAGCCCGGCCACGCGATCATCTAGGACGATCGAGAGCGAGCTCTCGGTCTCGTTCAGGAACTTGGTGATGAGCGCCGCGTCCTGATAGAAGACGGTCATCGTGCCCTCGAGCGACGACATCCCGAACTCCATCTGAGGCGTCGAGACCGCGCCGAGCGCGAAGGTCGGGTTCAGGTTGTTGTTGAGCGTGAAGTCGATCGAGTTGACGTAGGCGAGCGCGGATCCGCCCTCGGTGATCGTGCCCGAGAAGCTGTCGAAGGGCTCGTTCCCGGAGGCTGCGGTCAAGCTCGCGTCGAGCGGGCTGGTGCCTTGGGTCAAGTTCTTGCCGATGATCCCGAAGGTCGCGGTCGTCATCTGGTTCGGCGCGATCGACATCTGCATCGTGTTGACCATGCAGCCCGTGAAGGCGCGATACTGCGTGATATCCAGCGCGCCGTCCTCGATCGTGAACGACTTAACGGTCGTTCCGGTGTTGAGGACGTTGGTCGCGAAAGCACCGAAGAGCGCGCCCTCGAGGAGCCAATCGTAATCGGCCGGGCGCATCTCGACGGCGATGTCGCCGGAGACGGTGCGCTGCCCGTGGCGGTCGACGCGCGGCATACGGTCCGGCGTGATCTCTGCCGACTGAACGCGGGTCTTGCTGAGGTCGATCGAGTGCGTGTTGAAGGGCACCGCTGCCATCGCAGGGGTGCTGGGAGTGGTGCCGTAGGTGCTCTCGACCACATAGGCGAGCTGCGTTCTGGAGTTCTGGGCAAAAGGCATTTCTGAGCCCTCCTTTTATGAGCTGGTGTATGTATACCACGAGATCGAGACCGTGACGATATACCACGGCGTATCGAGCACGGCGATCCCGCGCTCGGAATAATTGAACCGCACGGTCACCGCGCCGGATGTCAGCCCGGTATCGACTGTGAAGGCGGCGCGGATCGCGTCCGCCAGAGCGTCGGCTGCGGCCGGTCCTGCGCCCTCCGGGAGATGCGCGGTCACGAGGAAGCTCCCGTCGTGCCGGATCTGGGGGTTCGGCCCGCGCACGGCCGGGCGGCTCGTCACGGGGACGAGCGCCATGCGGACCCAAGCGGTGTTCGTCGTCGGGGTGAACCGGACGTTCTCCCAAGCGCGGTTGCTCGAGGACGGGATCCCGGAGACGTTGGCGATCTGTTGCTCGAGCGCCGCGCGGATGTCGTTCATGACGGTCATGGGATCCCCGTGGCCTTAATGTTCTTAATCTCGGTCACGACGTCAGCCGCGATCGCCCTCGAGCGCGCGAGCACCTTGCGGAGGAACTGCGTGCGCGCCTCGACGAAGATCGCATAGTTCGCGCCGTTCAGGAGGTAGATCGAGCCGTCGAGGTTCGCGAGCGCGCCAGACTGCCCGGAGAGACGAGCGAGCGTCGCGCCCGGCGCGCCTGCGGTAACCTCGCCTGCGGAAGCGCCGGGAGACCCGGTGAGCGTCGGGGAGAGAAACCACGACGCTCTGAGCCTCCCGGTCTTCACCGGCGTGCCTCGCACGACCTCAAGCGAGAGCCGGTTTAGATATTCGTTTCGAGCCTGCGCGACGGTCACGCCTGCCTTCTCTGCGATCTTGTCGAGGTCGACCGTGATCTGCCGGAGGATCTGTCCGTTCGCCATCATTCCCTCGCTTGGCAGATATAGGCGAGGATCGAGGATCCGCTCTTGATCGTCTGGACCGAG